CTTTATTATTATATAGGAATTATTGTTTAAATACTATATTTTCAGTTTTTATCCTTGTTTTTAACTTTAACTGTTATTGTTTTTAGGTTTTCATCTGATTTACTCTTATTAACATATGCAATTCCTTTTGTTCCAAATGATTTATCTGTAAAAACTGTATTACAAAATAGCTCTTTCTCATCATTATTACATACGGAACTTAAAGGAGTTTGTGTATCTTTATCTTCTCTTGTAGTCAAATTAGAATGTCTTGAAACGCTTGATTCACTGTCAGTTTGAGAGTTTACATGTGAACTTAAAATATTAGATACTTCACTATCTGGATGTTCATCGTCAGCAGGTTTCTTAATTAATTCATAATTAAATGATTGTTTAAACTTTTCATGAACTGCTTTTAATAGTCTTATAATCATATTTGAATAAACTATTATATCAACATCTTGATCCATGTCCATATTATTTAATGCTATTTCAAATCTTAATGTATATTGGTCGCCATCACTTAAAATTTTAAATGCGTGATAATATTTTGTTTCTGACAAGTCTTGTTTAAAACTAGGATGTTCATTATAAAACAAAATCATAAAGTTGGAACTTGTAACAATAAACTTATTTTTTCCTCCATTATAGTATTCGCATTCGGTCCAATTATTTTCATCAACAGATGACAAATGTTTATAAAACAACGTGTCTTTTGAATAATAGTTTCTATAATCGATGTTTTTAATATATTTAATTAAAAATTCTGGTTTTATTTTTTTACTAATGTGAAAATCAACTTGATAAAAATTTAAATTAGATATATTTTTTGCTATTTTAATTTCTAAATTATTAATTTTCTTATAAGTTACAAAAGGATTTTCTTTCCATTCAACATTTTTTGTTTTTTCAAAAAAATCATAAATTGTAAAAATACTTGGTGGCAAGCCAATTTGTTTTGGCATTTATATAATATGAGATTTTAAATATTAAATTGGTTAATATATGAAAAAATTGAAAATGTTATTGTCAATACTTATACAAATCGATTATAATGACATCTATATTAAGATCACCTATATGTGGAATATTTGGTCATGTCGATTCCGGCAAGACAAGTTTTCTATCCAAATTAAAATCATTCGAAACTGTTGAAGCAGGTGGTATCACGCAGGGTGTTTCATCCGTTTTTATACCAATTGATAAAATTAAAGCAATGTGTAGAAAAATCATTGACCTTAAAGAAGTTTTAATACCAGGCAAAGAACAATCAGGGTCTAGTCAAGAGTTTGAAGTTAAGATTCCAGGCATTCTATTTATCGATACCCCTGGACATGAAGCATTTAGCAATTTTAGACATAAAACAGCCGATGTATGTGACATGGGTATTATTATTGTCGATATTGAAAAAGGTGTTGAACCACAAGCAGTTGAATCAGTTCAAATGCTAACAAGTAAAAAAGTTCCCTTTATTGTTGTCCTAACAAAACTTGATAAAGTAACAGGATGGGAAATTGTGGATACACCAAATTTGCGCCAATCAATAAAGAATCAAAGTCAAGAAACTATGACCACACTTAATATGCAAATGGAAGATATTAAATATGAACTCAGTAAAAGTCAAATTTCTGCTGAATTTTACTTCAAAAACAAAACTCCTAGGAAAACTGTTTCTATGATACCTGTTTCTAATAAATCAGGTGAAGGGTTTAATGATTTGATTAATTATTTAATTTTTATTACCCAAAATTTTATGGAAAATAAATTAACTCCAAGCGATAAATTAAAAGGTTTTGTTATGGACAAATCTTTTGATAAAACTCTCGGTTGGACTGCAAATATTATTCTTGCTAATGGTAAAATTAAAACAACTGACAATTTAGTTATTTCTACAAGTGATGGACCAGTCAAATCAGTTATTAGAAACATGATTGGAATACAGTTTGATAAATCAAAAGGAAGATTTGTCCGTGCTAATTATAGTGAACAAGAAGCATCAAGTTCAGTTACATTATTTGCACCTAATCTTGAAAATATCATTGTAGGTTCTTACATTAATGTATACAATACAGAAGATGAATTTAATCAAATTTCCAATCAACTTGCTCAAATGGAAATTAAATCAAGCTTCGTATCAACAATTAGAAAAGAAGCATTTGATAAAAAAGAACTTGGATACTATATGATTTGTTCTACTGAAGATGAATTTGAAGCCGGTTTCCAAGTTTTTAAATCCAGTGGTGTACCTATTATAAATGGTTCTTGTGGTCCATTAACCGAAAAAGAAATTGATTTGTTCGAAATTAATTCAAATAAGTTAATCAAAACACATGGACTGGCAAATGTTATTAAAGGAATTACATCACGAGAAAAACCATTTGTTGAAAACTTACTTGAATACAAAACAATTTTATATTATACAAGTTCAGATAGAAAACCAACAAATTTTGAACAATTGATTGAATATGCAAAATCAAAAGAAGTAACAATTCTATTTAATGATGTTATATATAAACTTGTTGATGACTTTACAACTCATAAAAACAATGTTATTAAATCTAGACAAGACTTGTATTTGAAAGAAGGTTTTGTTATGACACCATGCGAGCTAAAGCTACTAAAACAACATGTTTATTTGAAAGGTGGTTCTGCTGAATTAGTCATTGGATTTAAAGTAGCAGATGGTACTGTAAATGTTGGAACAAATATCGCATGTGTTAAATCTAACAAACAAATTATTAATCTTGGTCAAGTAGTATCAATTGAAAAGTCTAAAGAAAAAATAGAGTCAGCCGGTAAAAATTTAGAGGTTTGTATAAAATTAAGTAATCCAGACCACTACTCTTGGCAAAAAGATTTCAATGAAAAAGACACATTTATTACAGGAATGACAAGGGAATCATTAGAATTACTTAAGCGTGACTTTAGAACAAGATTGTCTAATGAAGAATGGGTTTTGACTGTGCGGATTGTTAAAACACTCGGAATCTAAAATCTGATTTTTTATTTTTCGCATTTTAGTTTCCACTTTTTTTATTAAACAATTTTATCTTAGACAAAATTTAGTTTTCATATTCTATATTTTCAAGTTTTTCTAAAATTATTTCTCTTTTTTTACTATCATACCACTCAGTTACAAAATTTTTATACTCGCCTTCTATTATTTCTTTATATACAATTGGAATCTTATTATTTTTTAGAACCAATTCATCTATTACTTTATGAAAACAATAAAATCTACGTTCAAATTGTTGCTCATCAAATGTATATAGAATTTTTTCATTTGAGCAAAGTTCAAGTACTTTTGTTAAAGTGTTTGAATTTAAATTCGCTAATATAATATTTGTTTTTGCTTTACTCTTTGCTTCAGCACGAGACATTGATTGATAAATAAACTTAATTCAATTTGTGGTATTTTCATTTTTTTGGAAAAATTGAAATTTTCCGATGTTATTCAATGTAAAATATTTTTTAATGGAATGTAAAATATGTAACTGTAAATGCATAATACCAACTAGTTCATTCACTGCTATTTCTTCAAATATATTGGTTGAAAATTCAGACGGGACAATTATGTGTTCCGGTTGCTTTGACGCTAAAGATTTTGAGTTAAATGTTGTTAACCCAAATAATACACCAGGTAAAACAATAAATATCCAGGTAATTAATAACACAAATAAAAAAGTGGAAAATAAAAGCCAAGTTTATTATAATTGTTTAAAATGTAAGAATTCATTTTCGGGTCCAGTTTGTTCGTGTGGATTTACAAATCCGCTTTATAGACGAAAATAAATATATTAGGGGATTTAAATCAAAGCGTTTCAGTTAATAAATTGTTTTGTTTTATTTATTAATAAGAAAAATTTAATGGGTGATAATCAAATAAAATCAATAAATATTCAAAAAACGCTAAAAGAAATTGAAAAGATTAAATATCCAGCAATTTTTTTGTTTAATTTAGTTGCCTACATACAAGATTTTGACGATTATGAATTAAGTATAATATTACGTTTATTTATGAAAACACATAGTAACTTTATGATGGAACACAACATTAAGATTATTTTTTTAAATGAGGTTGATAAATATTCATTGTCATGGTGTGCATTAAGCGATTTCTACAAAATACTTGGGAAAAAAATTCCTTTAGTCTTTGTTCTTAAAAAGTTTAATTTAGTTTATGATAATAAATTATTTTGGTCTATGAAAACTTCTGAACAATTAGATTATCTTGCAAATGCAAAAGAAAGATTTTTAAGTATTTATGATTGTTCAAAAGGCGGCATACCTTTTCATTATAAACTGGCGCAATTGTTTAAAGAAAATAAATATGACCGCGATGAAATACTAAATGATATTATAAATAGGTTAATATATATTTTGGAAATCTTTGGTAAAAACGTATTTGTGTCATTAGAAATTCCATTAATAACTGTTGGAGATTTTTATAACTTGACTGACGAAAATATTTTAAAATATCTGGTCGCAATTTACGAAAAGTGCACAGAATTATTTAATCAAACAATAAAATTATTTGATTCATATAATTTGGTTTGTATACAATTATCAAATTTGATAAATCCAAGTTTTATAAAAATTAAATCATCACATATTGATTCAGAAACTGAAGATGATGACATTAAATTAATTAGTGTAAAATAAAAACTTTGTTAAAATTTTGCTTAATAATGTAGTTTTTTTTAAAGTAACTAGTTAACTTAACTAAACACTAAGTCTGCTTTACCATGATGAACCACAAATAAATCATACACTTTTCCAATTATTTTAAGATTAATTGCTGATTTATTTTCTACTTCTTCATTTGTTGGGAAAATAAGTTTTAATTGATTAGTATATTCTTTTAACCAATCTGAATTAAAATTAATAATAAATTGTTTACCTTTAATTACACGAAAATTAGCAGTTCCAGAAGGTTGTGTTTCTTCTGGATATAGACAAAAAGAATGATAATAAATTCCTTCTGGAATAATGTTATTTAATAATTTGTATGACAACAAATAAGTATAATAATTTGAATCAACTTTTTCCAATAATACATCATGCTGATTTAAAACCATTTTTTGTTTTGCAATAATCGGGTTTTCATAATAGTCAGACAAATTGAATTTTAAATTTAAATTTTGATTAAAGCTAGATAATCCATCGACAAATAGTTGAGGTTGAACATACCATAATAATTCTTTACATGGATTTGTAAAACTAAATTCACAGTCAAAGAAATTTTTATTTTTGATAGTATAGAAATCACTTTCATATCGTTCAATTACATATTCAAGTTTTGAACCAGCAAATTTAGCTCTTTCAACATCGTCCATAAATACAGATTCGCATATTAGTTTAACTTCTGGTACAGCAACCATACTTGTGTATTGATTATAATTAATGTATGGATAATATGACATCATTTTATAAATAAAACTTGAATAAAGAGGACCTCTCATGTTTGTAAGAAATTTAATCCATTGAGATTTGTTTATAACCCATTGTTTTGTTGTACCATTTGCACCATTTAGTGTAGATATCGCGGTTTCAGTCATATTAGGGTTTAAGATTGCAGTTATCTGATTTAGTGTTAATTCAATTCCATTATTTGTTAGTACAACATTAATTTCTCCAGTAGACATGTCAGGAAATTTTAATTTTAATAGTTCATTATTTATTAATGGACAAACATAAGTTATTGAATTAGTTGATGTATTATAAGTTTTACTTGTATAAAGTAAATTACTATTTACCAAATATTGGTCACTATTATTAGGAATTGTAATTGATGTTATATCTTCATAATTTTTTTCATAATTTTCAAAACAAATTATTTTATTTACATCCGCAATTTTTGCATTAATTACTATGGTTGAGTATTGCATGGATACAACTGGCAAACTAGCACCTGGATTTTTATTAAACCAAAAAATAAGCGGAACAATAATTTTTCTTCCTCCTTTTGGTTTATCATCGTAAGATGTAAATTGTGGTGTATGTCCTATCATATCCATATAATTATCCATGTATTCCTCTGAAATACTATGCATTTGGTTAATATGTAAAATATCCTTAGAATAGGAATCAAATTGATGACCACCGATTTCTAATTTAACTTCTTCAAAAAAATTATGTCCAAGATATTCAGCAAAATTAAAATTAATTTGGTTTTGTTGTTGTTTATCATCTAATTCATTATTAATTTTATTAATGTCTTGATTATAAATATCTAAATATTTGACCATAAGTTGATATTTATTTACAAGTTCTGATTTAATCTGGTCTTTTGAAATAAATTTTGTAGTATCATATGATGTTAAAGTTGTTATTAATTTGGTAATACCACTAATATACCCTGACATATCAATGTTAGCATATATTGATTCATCAACTTTATTTTTAAATTGGTCTTTTGATAACTTATTTTTATAATTAAATCTAACTACTTGGTCTTTGAGATTATTTAATGTAACATTATCTGTTTCCAAATAGTTATATAAAATTCTATATAGTTGAATTTCTATATCAACATAACCTTTTAAATTAGCATACTGGTCTTTAACTGTAGCTAATTTATTTTTAAGATTTAATATATCAAGGTTTTTTTTATCAATATACCTTTGATTTATTATGTATTGGTCTGAAAAAGCATATGTTGGAAGTGTTATTTCAAAGTA